CTTTCCACACAAATCCATAAATAAATCTGTATCTTTGTCTTTACGACTTAACTCTATGTCATTCAATATGACGTTACAGGCTTTACAGCGCATCTTAAGCACCTCCACTAACTGTGACAGTTTCTAGGCCTTGAATATCCTTAATGGCCTTTAGGGGCGACTTTAGGCGCTTTACTGGCTTACCTACGTATACGCTTACTTTGGCAAAATGTAGGCCGACAAAACAAGTGCCATTAGTAAGGCCAAAACGATTCTTAATTTTACGGGTACGTGTAATAGTTTTCATAATATTTTACTCTCTTTATTTTATTAGCATTATTGCTAGTTGTATTTTAATCTGTTTATTTAATCAATGTCAAGCTTATTTTGCTTATACTCATCGTAATTTTTAAAATAGTCGATTGCAAAGCCATACGCCACTCCCTTGATCTTAGGCGTGTAGGTCTGTAAAACTACGCCTAAGGCCTCTTCATTGCCGTGCAATACCTTACCCGCCCCTATTAGCTCGGCTAGCATAGGGAGCAATTTAGAGCGTCCTAGGCCTGTGGCCGCTTGGATGTTATCTATAACGATGTAAGGCTCGCTCCATGATATATCCAGTAGGCTATTGTATAGCTCTATTGCTTCATTACTTAATTTATTCTTACTCATAGCCTTAGGCCTCCGCTTTTCTTAAATTTACTAGCAGCTCATTAGCTTCTGCTATGGTTAACATTACGCCATGATCGCTCAACGATGCTACCAATAAATCAGCGTCATTAGTCGTTATGGCGTGTTGAAAATTAAAGTCATACTGTACAGCGTCTAGTTTGGTTAGTAATGTAGTCATAATATTTCACCTTCTGTGTCGTTAGCGTATACCTCAAGTATTGTATAATTATCTGCAATACTTGCAGTTATTAGATGAAAAATCTCATTTTCCCATGTTATTGGTTCATCATCTATAGAATACCATTCATCATATTCTGACATATTATATTCATATTCAAAACCCCCCTCATGGTCGTTAGTTATTACAGTCACCCAAGATTCGGAGTGTAACTTACCAAAACAATCTATTCCTTGTATGTCTTTCACTTTGTCACCTATTCAGTAGTTTATATTTAATTGAATACCACATGTGTGGCAAATATGATACAGAATACGCCTATAAGCGCCCCTGACAAGCTTAAGGCCTGACCCACTAGTCTAGCTTGCCTTTCTTGCTTAAGCACCTCATAGGACGCTTGTAGGCTTTTGTGTGTGTGGTCTCGCATTGTGTTACCCCTTCTTAAATGGTTTTTTTTCAAGTTGATAGTATGGATATTCTAAGAAATCATTATTGTTGTAATGATGCTCAAAGATAACCCTTGCTTCATTTACAGATATTTTAGCTATTGCCGCTAAATTGCCTAGGTTTAAATCATTATTGTTTAAGTGTATTTCAATCAATTCTTGATTTAACATTTTGTTACCTATCCATTAGTTATTATTAAGCCACCATAGTGCTAGGGATAACCATAGCTGATTTAAATTTACTTGCGCCTGTACCATGCACAGTTATGGCTACATTCTTTTTTGTACCATCACATAGGCCACAGTCTACGCATTGTAGGCCCTCACTATCTGCTAGGCACTCAATTTCGTCATGGTCTAGGCTATCGCCCTCAAGCGCCACTCTAAACGTATGTGCGCCCATGGCTTGGTATTTACGTGCTTGTTTAGGCGTATCTGCTGATACCATGCATAGATCAATAAAACGCTTATCAAAGCCCTTGTGCGCTATCTGGTGCGTGTATCCTGTGTGCGCCCTAGCTAAGTCTGTAATTTGTTGCATAACTTCCACAGGAGCGGCGGCGGGGTCGCCATAGGCGCCTAAGCGAACCATAGTGCCAGTTATATAGTGACTATGTATAGCGGGGTCGAAGGTCTCATAACGCCCATTGTGATAGGCTTTATAGACTGCTAGAGGCGCTTGCCCTACATTTACATAGCATGGCCCTTTTCTATGTGGGCAGTTACCGCAAACAGCCTCATCTAAACCTAGTGCTAGTGCTTCCACAGGATTAACTTCGGCGTGTAGAATCCATACTTGGGCCATTTGGCCTGTCTTCCTATTGCTAGTCTTTAGCGTGATTATAACGACAATGGGGTCGCCTGTGAGTGCGCTTGGGCCTTCATACAGTACAAACCCTAAAGCCTTAGGTTTGATAGCCTTAGCTATTTTAGTGCGTTTTGTGCCTAGTAACATGGTAATACCTCACTTGTTATTGTTAATACTTGCGTTATTCGATAGGCCTGATTTTAACCGAGCCTATCTGATAATACAATTATTAGTTAATTAATTTACCTGTGATTGTATATTGAGTGCTCATACCTTCCATACTAGCACTCACCCATTCCATAAAAGGCCTATCATCATTTAAATCATTTTCATTAAAATTTTCACATGCATTTAAGATAGCGTCCATTAGCATACGCTTGGGTGCTTTATTGATTTTATCCTGTGGGATATTGTTGTAAACATAATCTCCCTTCGGTGTAAACTTCCAACCTGTGGCATGATAAGCCCAATCTCTAATCTCTTCATAATATTTATTATCGCTGTTATAGCTAGCAGCGCCATTGTGTAAAGTCATGGCCCATAAAACCTGCTGTGGTGAATAATCGACTATTGATGTGCTATATAACATAAATGCTCCTGTGGCCTCCTGTGAGGCCTATTAGTTGGTTGTTTAAAGGTTAAGCAAACTCTGCCATGCATTGGGCGTGTAAATAATGCATTTCTTCCTGATAATCATCATAGCGACTTTGTACCCATTCAGCGCCATGCTCATTACCCTTCTTTATAAACTCATTTTCTAGCTTAGTTATTTGGTCTTGTGTGGCGTTAACTAAGTCAAAGGATTCATCAAACCATGCTTGCTTTACTTGTGAGTAATTCATAATCGTTTTCCCTTTAGTGTCAATATTTTGACTATTGTGCTGCTGCTTCGTTGTTGTTGGGTTGAGTATACTCGATACTTAAAAACTCACAATAGGCAGAACTAACCAGTCACATAATAAATAAAGTTTGACACAATACCCCAACGTGTGCTATTCACGCGCACACGCCAATAGATAGGCGTTACAATAGCTGGCACAAGTATTGCATAAGGCAAGTATCGTGCCAATATCCTAGAATCAACGTAAAAACATTATCCAATGTAAGTATCGAATAATCCTAGACACGCCTTAGGCGAGCATATAGACGCCTTAATGAGCCTGTGGATAAGTTATGTGACTTATGTACAGGTTATGCACAGGTTACTCATGTCTCCATAGTGTCCTAAGGCACCCACCTAGGCACACACTTGTCAACCTGTGACTACACGAGCAACAATAGTCACGCTATTGCATACCTAAGTTACTTATGTTAACTCAAGAACCTGTGGATATATCTGTGGATTACCTGTGGATAACTCAAGTCCTTAGGTAGCCTGTGGATAAACCTGTGGATAACTCAGGTGCCTTGAGGCCTGTGGATAACCAGTGGATAACCAGTGTATAACCAGTGGATAACTTCTGAGCCTGTGGATAACTTGTGGGGACGGGAGGGCTGGCCCAATGCTGCTAATGTGTGGTAGGCACTCAAGTTTACAAAAGAGTCATTTTGCTTTATTTTAAGTTGACAAACGTAAATCGTAGCTGACCACTGCAAGCTATTGAATACTCAAGCTAAAGCTCTTATGTAACTTATGTAACTAAAAGGTAAACTTATGTAACTAACGTGACTATAAGTGAATCAATAGTTTTAGGGCTTGACTTTCTGACTAAAATATGTTATAATATACTTATGTTATAAAGGTTCTTTAGATTGATCTATTAGTTATCAATTAAAGAATAACAATAAAGAGTCTTAAGTATTACTTAAGAAAGCTTTGTTTATTATCAATAATTAATTCTTAATGGATTCTAAACACAGTCTTAAGTATACTTAAGTAGAGTAAAGCAAAACTAAAGTCAATCTCAACACAGAGGTAATTGGTTTGTCAATAAACAAAGATAGCAAAGAAACACAAGACCACCCCTATGGGTTGTCAGAAAAAGGTATACCCCTGACTAAAAAGGGACGAGAGAATCGTAACTTCCATAAGACTAAAGCAACAATGGTTCCTGCTAAGAAAAAAGGTAGACCTAAGAAGGAAGCACTTAAGCGTCCTAAAGGTATCATAGGCAGACCTAAGGGTGACGCTGCTATTATCAACGAGTATAAGGCTCGTATGCTTGCGTCACCTAAGTCCGCTAAAGTCCTTGAGGCTATCTTTGACGCAGCCTTAGATAATGACCATAAGAACCAAGCAAGTGCATGGAAGCTTGTCATGGATAGGGTAGCCCCTGTAGCAGCCTTTGAGAAAGAAATCATTAAGGGTGGTGGCAAGAGTGCCATACAGATTAATATTACTGGTGTAGGTCAAACTGACATTAGTTCTCAGCCAGATCAAGATGATGCTCAAGAAGGGGAATACGAAATAATATGAGCGACCTAAGCATAGAACTACTTGAGTGGCAAAAGAAAGTATGGGCAGACCCTACTCGCTTTAGAGTAGTAGCCGCAGGTAGACGCTGTGGTAAGTCTCGACTAGCTGCTTGGTTATTGATTGTCAATGCTCTACAAGCTGATAAACCTAACTCTCATGTCTTTTACGTAGCTCCTACTCAGGGACAGGCTAGAGACATTATGTGGAAACTACTGGTCGAGCTAGGTGCTCCTGTCATACGAAGTTCACACATAAACAATATGCAGATAACCCTAATCAATGGTTCCACCATTAGCCTTAAGGGTGCAGATAGACCCGACACTATGCGAGGCGTAAGCCTTAAGTTTCTAGTGCTGGACGAGTACGCAGACATGAAAGCTGAGGTCTTTGAAGAGATACTAAGACCAGCCTTAGCTGACCAAAAGGGAGGCTGCTTATTCATAGGCACACCCAAGGGTCGTAATCACTTTTATGACTTATACAAGTATGCAGAGCTAAGTGGTGATGATGACCTAACCTTCACAGCATGGCACTTCACCAGCTACGACAATGAAACCTTAGACTCTGAGGAAATAGACGTAGCTAAGAAATCTATGTCAACTCATGCTTTCCAACAAGAGTTCATGGCTAGTTTTAAGAACCAAGGCTCTGAGATGTTTAAAGAGGAATGGTTAAACTTTGGTACTAAGCCCTCGTCAGATGGTGACTACTACATTGCCATAGACTTAGCTGGCTTCCAAGATGTGTCTAAAAAGAAAGGCAACACAAGTCGTTTAGACTCGTCAGCTATATCTATAGTATGGGTAGATGAAGAGGGTTGGTTTATTGAAGATGTTATTTATGGTAGATGGACTTTAGATGAAACAGCACGTAAGATATTCCAAGCAGTAAGGGACTACAAACCTTTGTCCATAGGGATAGAGCGTGGTATATCTAAGCAAGCTGTTATGTCACCCTTAATGGATATGATGAAACGACAAGACTTTTACTTTCGTGTAGAAGAACTAACTCATGGTAATCAACGCAAGACTGACAGGATCATGTGGGCCTTACAGGGTCGTTTTGAGCATGGGCGTGTAACCTTAAACAAAAAGAAAAAAGAATGGCACCCTATATTCCTTGACCAGTTATTTGCTTTCCCCGACCCTTTAACCCATGACGACTTGATAGACTCACTGGCTTACATAGATCAGTTAGCTAAAGTAACCTACACTGGTAACTTTGAAGAGTTAGATAACTTTGAAGCCCTTGACTCACTTTCTGGATATTAAATTATGAAAATGTACCTAAACGATAACAATGAATCAACTGATCCAATTATCATTGAGCAATCACTTAAAGCATGGGTTATGAGTAAGGTGGATGATTGGGGAGACTATTACGATAGCAACTACTCAGACAAGCACCAAGAATACTATCGCCTATGGCGTGGTCAGTGGGCGGCAGAAGATAAGACACGACAGGCAGAACGTAGTCGTATTATAGCTCCAGCCTTACAACAGGCCGTAGAGTCTAACGTAGCTGAAATAGAAGAGGCTACCTTTGGTCGTGGCACGTATTTCGACATTAGAGACAACATGGGTGACTCAGACACCGCAGACATAGAGTTCTTACGTAACAAGTTACATGAAGATTTTGATATGTGTAAGGTACGTAGGGACGTATCAGAGTGTCTAATCAACTCAGCAGTCTTTGGTAATGGCATAGGTGAGGTTGTCTTAGAAGAAGTTAATGAGATGAAACCTTCTACTGAATCAATCATGGATGGTGCT